ATCCCAGTATCTGATCCTAACATTCCATCCAATGCACATCGTATGATGATGGCAAACATGGCACTACAGATGGCGCAGCAGTCTCCTCCCGGTATGTTTAATCTGGAAGAACTTAACAGGACAATCCTTAATGCTGCCAATATGCCTAATGTTGATCAGATACTCCCACCCAAGATTGAACCTAAACCGCTTGATCCTGTATCAGATATTATGGCTGCTACTAAGGGTGTGCCTATTGCTGCATTTCCCGGCCAGAACCATGATGCACATATCCAGATTAAGATGGCATATCTTGAAGACCCCATGAATGGTAAGAATCCAATCATGCAGCGCATTGCTCCAATACTTCAGGCTAACATTCAAGAACATTCTATTATGAAGTATCAGGAACAGATGAATGGTATGACTGACCAGATGATGCAGGGAGTTAGTCCGCAAGAAGCGCAGAACCCTGCTGTTGTTGAGATGGTCATGGCACAGGCAGCACAGCAGATTCTTAACGCTAATCAGGCAATGGGTCAGGCGCAGTCTCCTGAACAACAGCTTGTATCTCTGGAACAGGCAAAGGTTGAACTTGAGAAACAGAAACTACAGTCTGATACTATGGTTCAGGCAGCAGAGATGGAACTCAAGACCAAGAAACTTAAACTTGAAGAAGCTGATCAGATCATTGATCTTCTCAAGACTAATGCTGCTAACAGCATGAAGGAAGAAAAATCAGAACTTGATCGTGAAGCTAAAGAGCGACTTAAAGAACTGGATATTGAAGGCAAGCTTGATCTTGAAGATTTTAAAGTAACAGCAGCAAATGAAAAAGAAGTTGCCCAGACAATTAAAGATATGTTAGAGGCAAGAATGAAAGATGATAAAGATATAGAAGATAAAGCTCTTGAAGCTTTAACACAATTAGCAGTAATGCAAAAGGAGAATAATTATGATGACTAAAGGTAAGGGGTATCCTGAACACGTAAAGGATACTGGTAAAAGTTTTGGCGATGCATACGCACAGGATATTACAGGCGGTCGCAATATCCGCAGTGCGCTTAACGAATGGGATGACTTCTCTTGGAAGTCGTCTGATAGCAAGAAGGGTTCTAAAAAGAAGTAGATGAATATTTGGGATGAAGTAGTTAATGGTTTTAATGAAGAAATTAATAACCTAAGACTTACATTATCAAATGGTTCTGCGGAAGACTATTCGCATTACCGACAAATAGTAGGGTCCATATCAAGTCTTGAGTGGGCCAGAGATAACTTAACAGACATAGTTAAAAAACGTATGTATATGGAGGATGACTAAAGAGATGCAACAAGTGAGTATGGGTGGTGCGATCAAAAATGATCTTTGGATTACTGATGTAGACGAAGCTCCTGATCCCTCACCATTGCCGAAGATACCGGGCTTTCATGTTTTGGTTCGCCCTGTTTCGGTAAAAAGCGTAACCAAGGGTGGTATCCTACTACCTGATTCTACCAAAGATGATATGGCTTATCTAACCACAGTGGCACAGGTTCTCTCAATGGGAGACTTGGCCTATATGGATAAGGATAAGTTTCCTGCTGGAGCTTGGTGTAATGTAGGCGACTATGTATGCTATGGTAAACATGCAGGAACCAAGTTGTTTTACAAAGGAGTTAGGCTTATTCTTTTGTTTGATGATCAGGTTATTATGAAAGTAGAAGACCCAAAAGACCTTGATCCAACATTTAATCTAGGAAAGGGGTCTGGATGATTTGGGAAAAGTAGTATAGTGTGGTATAATATTAATAACGTAAATCGTTTGTATCGTTAGCAACGGAGAATAAAATGTCTACAGAAGATAACTGGAACGATATTGAAGTTTCAGCAGAAGATAAAATTGAGATTGAAATTGAACAGGATGTACCTGAAGAAGTTGTAGAGGAACAGCCTGTACTGGAAACTAAAGAAGAAGTTAAAGAAGAAGTTAAAGAAAAAACTCCTGAACTGGAAGGTATTGAAACCAAAGGTGCAGAGAAAAGAATACGCCAGCTTATTCGTCAACGTAAAGAACGTGAAGAAGAAGTTGAAAAACTATTAGAAACTAATAGAAAACTTTCTGAAACACTAAAGCAAAAAGAAGAAGAAGTTTTTAATGTTAGTAAAAATAGTCTTGAAGCATCTGAAAAGCAGCTAACAGATAAGATTGACTTAGCTCGTCAGGCTTATCTAGAAGCCTTTGAAGAAGGTAACAAGGAACGGGTACTTCAAGCACAGGAAATGCTTAATGAGGCCCAAGCAGATTTAAAGAACGTAACTTCAGTAAAGTCTCGTTACTATGAAGAATATTCTGAGCCTGTTCGGCAAGAAGCACCGCCACCTGTACCAAGACGCAGGGATAGACGTGCAGAAGAATGGGCAGGTAACAATGAGTGGTTTGGTCAGGACAAAGTTATGACTGCCGCTGCTTTGGCAATCGATGCTGATCTAAAGGAGCAAGGATATGATCCAGACGATGAAGACTTTTATGACGAAGTTAACAACAGGATTCAAGAAGCTTTTCCACACAAGTTTGGAGAAGTTCAGGAACGTGTGCAGGAAAACACGAACAAACCTGCTCAAGTGGTATCGGGGGCTTCACGCTCGTCTCCGAACTCTGGTAGGAAGATTAAGCTTTCGAAAGAAGACGTAAATCTTGCTAACAAATGGGGTATCCCACTTGAAAAGTATGCCGCTGAAAAGTTGAAGGTAACTTCGGCTGACGGCGAATATACTGATATTAATTAGAACGTGGAGGATAAAATGAATACACGAAATGAATCACGTAGTAGCGATGTTCGTGAGAACAACATGAGAGAAGATCAGTGGACCTTTGAAGAGCCTAATGCTTTGGAAATACCTGACTCGGTGAAAGCCCGGTTTGATTCCGAAGGAATGGCTTATCGGTGGATACGTATATCTGTCAGAGGTGCCGATGATGTACTCAATGTTGGGAAAAGACTTCAAGAAGGATGGGTACTTGTTACCCCCGATGAAGTTCCCGAACTTGCAATTTCATCTGCCGTGAGAGATGAAGGCCGGTATCAAGGTGCAGTCTGTCGTGGGGATTTGGCGTTAGCCAAAATGCCAGCCGGTAAAGTTAAGGCTAAGAGAAGGTTTTATGAGAACAAAGCTAATGATCAAATGGATGCTGTGAATGCCCAGTTGATGAAAAACTCTGACTCTCGTATGCCTATTACAAACTCTAGCCGTTCAGTTACAACACGGGGAAGACAACCTTCTTTTCAGAACTAACTTCCCTACAACTAAGGAGATGAAACATGTCTACTACTAAAGCATTTCGTGGTTTCATTCCTGCTCGTAAGAAAAGTGGTGGCTACAATAACGAAGCCGTCACCGACATGATTACTCTGACCTCAACGGGTCAGGCTCAGTCGCCCACCAATAGCATCTTTACCGGCGATCCGGTTGTGCTTCCCGGTGCGAACTTTGCAACGATTTCTCCGTATATCGCTGCAACGCTCAAGCCCTCTGGTGTGTTCATGGGTTGTCAGTATGTCGAAAATGGCGAGCAGAAATTCTCCCGGTATTGGCCGGGTGGAGTGTCAGCCACGGACATTAAATTCTTTGTAATCACTGATCCCGATCAGACGTATTACATTCAGGCTTCTCTGTCGCTTTCGGCGGGAGAGTTGGCTATTGTCAAAAACTACAATGTAACCGTAAGCTCTACAGCTTCTTCCGGTAATACCAGAACGGGTCAGTCCAGTTACTACCTTGATGGTGCCTCCGGTACGGAAGCTGCTGCTGCTGTACGTGTTATTGGTAAAGCTCAGTATCCAGATGAAAAAGATTCTGATGCTTATCCGATTGTGGAAGTATGGCTTAACCATCACCGTGATCGTTTCGTAACGGCCACGGCATCTACGGCTTAATAGGGAGGATTTATTATGGCTATTAATAGAGCTAGTATTAGCAAAGAACTCCTTCCCGGTCTTAACGCCGTATTTGGAATGGAGTATGGAGAGGTTAATAATGAACATGAACCTCTTTATGACATTGAAAACTCGGACAGAGCTTTTGAAGAAGAAGTCCTCTTCACTGGCTTTGGCACTGCGCCAACCAAAGGCGAGGGTGCTGCGGTTTCTTATGACGATGCACAGGAAAGCTACACGGCCCGTTATACTGCGGAAACCGTTGCGCTTGCTTTTGCTGTCACTGAAGAAGCTATGGAAGATAACCTGTATGACACGTTTGCGAAGCTTCGTGCCAGAGGTCTTGCCCGTGCGATGGCAAACACCAAGCAGGTAAAAGCCGCTAACATTTTCACGAATGGTTTCACTGATACCATTGGTGATGGTGCTGCGTTCTTCTCGGCTGCTCATCCGACTATTTCCGATGGTAATCAGTCCAACCTTCTGGCGGCTGCTGACCTTACGGAAGCAACTCTTGAAACTGCACTTACCAGCATTCAGAAGATCAAAGATGATCGTGGTATTCTGATTGGTGCCAGTGCTGTTTCTCTGCATGTCCCTGTTGATTCGTGGGCGATTGCGGATCGTATTCTTTCATCGCCGGGTAACACTCAGACGAGTGCTGCTGGCGCTAACCCGAATACGAACGCCATCAATGCCACCCGTCACATGGGTATGATTCCTGAAGGTTACTTTATCAATCGTCGTTTCACCGACGTTGATTCCTACTTCATCAAGACTGATGTTCCGAATGGTGCGAAGATGTTCGTCCGTTCGCCGCTTCAGACGAAGATGGAGCCGGACTTTGATACGGGTAATCTTCGGTTCAAGGCACGGGAGCGTTATAGCTTCGGTGTTTCGGATTGGCGTGGCTACTTCGGTAGTGCCGGTTAATAAAGTGTGGGGGAGTGGTGTAATGCCACTCTCCTGCTACTTTACCTAAAGGAGAGATTATGGCTTCAAATATTAAAGTTGCAATAGCAACTGGAGATGCTGTTCTTAAATATGTAGATACTGACACAACTGTTGGAAGCAACGGTACTGCTGATAGTAATATTCCAAGCACGACACGCATTGTAGCTATTCATGCATTGGCAACAGCGGCTGGTTCTTATTCAATTAAAGGTCAACGTCAGATTACAAATAAGACTGCTGAAGGTACAGCTATTAAGTTTCAGGTAGCAGCCAACGAAGCTTCGGATATTTATATCGGAGACATGGGTGTTGCAGTTTACGGTGTGGTCAGTATTTCTGGCCCCACTGATGGTTGCGTTCTAACTGCTATGCTTGGCTAGTCATGCCTGACTACGCATATTTAAAATCAGATTTAATTAATACGACTGAGAACGACTCAACGGAGTTTGCAACGCAAATTCCCTTTTTCATTACCAAAGCAGAACTTCGTATCACAAAAGATATTGATGATATTGGTTTGGATGAATTTACAACCGTTTCAGTTTCATCAGGGAATGCAGGTGCCGTTCCGCTGAATGATCGTGTACGTATTGTTCGTAACGTAAACTATACTGTAAGTACAGGAACAACTGTAACTAATTTGCTGCAACGAACTGTTGAGTATGCAAATGATTACTGGCCTGTAAGTGCATCCACAGGCACCCCAAGATATTATTCACGGCGTACTAACTCAAGCATTAAGATAGTACCCACACCAGTTTCAGCAACCACTGTTGAAATACAGACGGCATCACAACCGCTTGCATTGGCATCGGCAACAGGCACAAGTGTTACAACCAGTAACTACTTCAGTGAATACTGTTACGATGCCTTATTTTATGGTTGCCTGATAGAAGCTACCATGTACATGAAGGATTGGGAAACTCTTCAGGTATGGCAAACAGAATATCAAAACTCAATTCAAACCCTTCGTAATCAGGCTCGCAGAACTAGACAGGACGACATGGAAGTTGCAGCTTCTCCTGCTGGCGGTCCTAATACAATTACCCAAGCAGGATCATAGGAGAATATAAATGGCAAGGTTTGTACGTAAAATTCTAAATCCAAAAGAAGTTACTAGAAGATTAAAGGGTAGGGGAAAATCGCCATCCAAACAATCTGGTACACCGGGCGGTAATATACCACAGAAAAGCAATAAAAAACCAACATCAAAACCTATTGATGATGAAAAGGGTCGTGGTCGTGGCAAGTTTCAAAAAGGTTCTGCTCCTGCTCCACAGAATCAAAATGTTTCTACAAGAGTTGAAGACGATGCAGCAGACTTTGTTAATAAGGGCGGTGCTGGTAAAGTAGAATCCCGTGGTGATCGGATGGTTCGTGGGACTGTTGGTGGTGGTAGTAAAAGCAGTCCTGAAGCTGGTAAAGAGAAAGCTAGACTTCAAACCATTATACGAGACAAGTCTAAAACTAAAAGACAGCGAGATGCTGCTCAAGCAAAGCTTGACAAGATGAGAACCGCAGATGAAGCTGCTACAGATAAAGCAAGAAGTTCTGCTGCTAAAACTAGACGAGCTACTGCTGAAAAAAATAGAGGTAAAATTAAAGACCCTGCTGGACACTTTATGCAAACAGGGGAGATTGTAGAAGGATTTAATCCTACTCCTAATCAAATTAAAAAAGCAAACATGAATGCAGGTAGGCGTAAGGCAATGCCTAAAAAAGGAGGCGGTTACATGAAAAAGAAAATGGCTGGTGGCGGTTCACTAAAGATGGTAGAAAAGAATGGTAAGAAAGTTCCGTTCTATGCTGCTGATGGTGTAGGTAAGATGTCTAAAGGCGGTGGAGTTAGTAAAGCAATGGGCGAAGATCGTACCAGTGTTCCCAAAAGCTTGTCAGCAAAAGCTCAGTCTAAGAAACCTGTAAAGAAAAAGATGGGCGGCGGTCAAGTTTATGAACGTAAGATGGGTGGTAAGACTGTTTCTGGTAACGATGGTAACTCTATCGTAGCCGCA